ATTTACAGTAAATGGTCCTAAAGTGCTACTGGCTTCCGTGTCACTTGGGAAATCTTTTAAGTTTATAGTAACTTTTGCATTACCATTTAAAGCTCTAAAATCAGGTACAAATCTTCTTATCTTCATAAAATATTCACCAGTTGCAAGTACACCATCTCCTTGTCCCTGCACTTCAAAATCTCCACTTTGTATACTTCCTACTATTGCAGATATAGTGCCATCAGATTGTACTTGGTTGTTACCTTTTTCATGAGCATATAAAGTTGTAGACCCGTTTGTAGCTGTTACACCTTGTATAATAGGAAACGATGGTGCAGCTGTTGTACTATATTCTGTTGCATAAGGGTTGTCGAAAATAGTTTTATCGTAATAAGTTGTTCTAGCTAAGGAACCTATTGTCCATAAACCCTCTGCATAATTATAAGTTACTACTCTATCTATTTGTGTAGTGTTAGCTTTTGGATAAAACCAATTTATTTCACTAAACAAAGAATTATAACCAGCATAAACAACATCTGCTGCATCAAAGTTTATACCTAAATCATCTGTATCTTGTGTTGTAAAAACAAAATCCTCTACCGAACAAGGTATTTTTTTTACTGTACCATCATACAAATAAAAACCTCCTGCTTGTCCCATCCAATATACTACACCATTTACAGCAACCATTGCATGTTGTGATATTAAACCACAGTTAGCTCCTACTTGTTGAATACCAAATGTAAATGGAGGCCCTACAAATTGCATTGTGTAAGCAGATGTATCAGTAAGGATTAAAATATAACTACCAGCATTTACTGCACCAACTATTTTTGTTCCACTATCTATTCTAAAAGTTCCTGCTGTGTTAACAGATGTTGGTGTGTAATCAGAAAAGTTTTCTTGATCTGCAAAACGAATAAACATTTTATCTTGAGAATTTGTACCTATTGTGGTTTCTGTTCCAAGATGTATTAAGTGCCTATCTCTGTCGGAGACTACAGTCATTACACTTTGTATAGGTGCATTGGATATAACTGTAGCTCTTGTTGACAGAGCCGAGACACTGCTCGGGTTCCATTCAAAAGATTTATTGTTTTTCACAGTCGCAACTAAAATTTGACCAAAGTTATCTAATGACCAGTTACCTGGTTCTAAGGTTACCTCTCCTGTTGGAGAAGCTTCTCCCCATCCTGTAAAGCTTGAGGCTTCTTGTACCACAGTACCATCATTGTGAGCAGACCTAGTAGAGCCAGAAGCTCCTCTTACTATACCTGTAACAGTACTACCTGCTACTCCAGTATAGGTAATTAATTCTTCTCCTACTTTTAATGTACCACCAGAACTACTAAAACCTGATACTGATGTTAAAGTAATTGTTGTACCTGAACCTCCTGTTCCATTTGTATTATCACTTAACGATCCATTTAGTGTAGTGCTTGTAATAGAAACAGTAGTACCTCCGTATATACCAGAACCAAAACCATAACCAGTTACTTGTACTGCATCACCCACTTTAAAATATGGAGATATAGTTACGCTTCCTCCAGCACTAAAACCAGCACCTGATTCTACTTTACCTGCTGTAACAGTAAAAGAATCTGATGTTCTTGATATTACTTCAAAAGTGTTTTGTGTAAAATCAGCACTAACAAAACCTGTTCCTGAACCAGGTAATGTAACACTAGCAAACAAAAATAAATCACCTGCTTCTAATCCATGAGCTGCTTTATTTACAGTAACAGTTGCAGAACTATTTGTTGTAGTTAAAGTACAAGATGTAATATTTGTATCTAAGGGTGAAATATCATAAAAGGCACCATCATGATATAAAAACAAACCTTTATTTGTCCCTATAGCTATATATCTTTTACCAGTTAAATCAGTCCAGATATGCGTATCTCTTGCAACACCAGGTAATGTATTTAATGTAGTTTGTTCCCAACCACCTATTTTTTCTGGGTAACCATAACGAAAACGAACATTATCACAATCAATCCATTTTCCTTGAGCACCTGTCGGTGTTACTTGTTTGTTTATACCTCCAGCGATACGGATTTCACTTAGCATAATTTACACTTATTAACTAGGTTCTGATGGCCATGTAATATTATCTGGATCAGATTGTGTTGTAACATCTCTTAAAGCTTGTCTGTATGTTTTCCAATCATCTAATTTAGATGTAACAGAACTAGGTGCATCAGAAACTAATACGTAATCACATCTACGTAGTCTATCGTTTCTATCGTTTCTAATCATTGCCCATTTTTCATCTGTGGTAACAGTTGGTGCTACATAAGGTGTTACTTTTTGTGTGTACCATTTACCATCACTTTCAAAAGGATCAACATTCTCAACTTTATCTCTAGAATCTGTAAAAGTTACTTCTGTAACAACGACTAACTTTTCGCTTGTAAGCCAATCTGAATTAGGTCCACCAGCTGGAAAAGATGTTGTCGAATATTCTGTCCTTATGTTGTCAATCGTTTTAGTAACTTTACCATCTTCTATTTTTAAATATCTCATTTTTTTTCCTATGCTAAATTTATTAATTGATAAGAACCTGCACCACCTTGAGGGCAAGGATAACTTGTATTATCACTATTGTCAGCAGCAGATATTATACCTCCATCTACATTAATTGTTCCACTATTACTTAAAGTACCAGCATATGCACATATTATAGCTCCACCACCTGAACCTGAACCAGGAACTTGTTGCCCAGAAGATAATCTAGTGCCTCCACCTACTCCTTTAGCATAAAGACCTCCACTGCCACCTATGGTTAAATTTCCACCAACTAATAAAATTAATAAACCTCCAGTGCCATCTCCACCTCTTCCAGAACCAAAACTATTTCCACCACCAGGATTACCTGCACCTCCAGAAGCTGCCCAGTCGCCACCAGGACCAGCAGGTCCTCCAGCACCACCAAAGGCTGTACCCTGAAAATTTGATCCAAAATAAACACCACCTCCACCAGGGCCTCCTGAAAAAACTGAACCTGCTATACCTGCAGTTGCACCACTTCTATTTCTACCAGTACCACCTTCTCCAGTTTTACCAGCATTTGTTGGTCTTGAACCCCAAGAACCTGCAACTGTCCAATTATCTCCTGACAAACCAAAGGAACCTTTCATATCTTGATCACTACCTGGTTCAATAGTTCTAGTACTATCAGCAGGCATACCTACTTTAGGTACAGTTAAAAACGCACCAACACCACTAATTGCATCATTAAAACTTGATTCTAAGTTAGTTGCAGTAGTTCCCATTCCATCGAATATCGCACCACCTGATAAATCTTCACCTAAAGCATTACCACTAATTTGATTAACTGGAACACGAATACCAGCAGCATTACCTCCATGTGAAGCTGGATCAGCTAAAGCACCTCTTGCTGTCATTGATATAGAACCATTTAAAGTGCAGTCTCCTGTAACCATTATAAAAAGACCTCTACAAGGTTGATCAGTAGTTAAAACATAACCAGAGTTTATAGTCAAAGATGAAAACTGTTTTACAACTGCATCTCCGTCATAAGAACCATCTTTGTTTGGAACAGTATATTGATATACGTTTGAACCTGCTAAAGGTGCTGGATATCCAGCTGGTGATGCAGCATCTATAGAATATAAACCATAAGAACTTGCTCCAGCAGATATACCATCAGTTGTGCTACCTGAAAAAGTTACAGAACCATCTGATCCGTCTCCAAAATAAGTACCAGCTTTACCACCACCAGCTTGTTTAAAACCAAATTTTCCTGAACCAATTGTAGTACCCATTACTTACTATCCGAACTTGCTAAAATACCATGATATAGTGTACCAGCATCTATAGTAGTAAACATTAAAATATCTGTACCAGCTGCTGTTAAAGTTGGAGCAGAACCTCCAGGAAAATCTACAGAACCAGGAAAGTTTACTGTCTGTGATCCACCATTAGTTAATATTAACATAAAGGTACAAGCGTTAGCAGTTGGACTAGGATTTGAAAAAGTTAAAGTTTGTGTGCCTGTTGATACTGTTGCAGTAAAAACATTACCAAGAGATAAATCAATATCATCTGTACCACCACCTAAATCACCTAATGCTACTCTTACTTCACCAGTATCTTTAAGTAAACTTCTTTGAATTATATTATCTGCAAAATTGTTTGTTGCATTTAAAGCTGCTATGTTTGCACCAGCTAAACTTGTTGATCCAGTTCCACCACCAGCTAAAGCTAAAGCACCAAACTCTAAAGCACTTCCACCACTGTTTACTTTTAATGGTAGGTTAGCAGCTCCTAAAGATGTTAAACCAGTTCCACCTTTTGCAACAGTTACTGTTGGCAAACTTGCTGTGCCTATCGCACCACCTAAAGTATCTAAAGACACTTCATTAAGATTAGTTCCATCAGCATATGCAAAATACATTTTTGCTTGATCGGTTACAAAACCAGAACCACTTGCTGTTTTTATTGTTAAGTTTGTAGGGTTAGTTACTGCTGTAATATCAAAGATATACATTTTTTCTATACTGTCT